AGTAGTAGCATCGTTTAAGTATTTCCAGTCAGTTTTGTAGAAGTCATAAGAACCTCTTCTAAATCCTGAAAAACCAAAGTTAAGTGCCATTTCTGACTCATTGTCAAATAAACCATAAGAAGCAGCTTGTGTACCAGCGTAACCTCCGCCAGCCATAGCAGCAATCATATCATCAAAATCTAAAGCAGTAGCTCTGTTTAAGAATAACATGTTTTCTTCAATAGCTCCTTGCTTATCAAGTTGCTTAAGAATAGTGTCAAAATCACCTAATGCACCAGCTCCAGGAGCAGCAGCACCAGCAAAATCTTGCCATACGTTACCTCTTTCTTCGATAGCATCAAATAAACCTTGAGTACCTATTGGAGAAACTCCAGTTCTAACATTGTTAGCAGTAACACCAGTAAACTGAGTATCACCAGCTGTGTAATCAGCAGTTGCAACACCAGAGGCAGCAGCAGCTTTAACACCTTCAACGCAAGTCATTTCTAAGTAATCTTCAAAACGTAATCTTGTTTCAGACTCAGCTTTCAAGTACCACATGTAACCTGATGTTCCGTCTTCAGTAGCAACTTCAATCCAACCAATTTGAGCAGCATCAGAACCTGATACTTCAAATTTATCTTTAATGATAACTGGATTGTTAGTAAAGGTCTCAACTTGAGGCTCGATAGATCCTCTCATTTGATTAGTTCCTTTTGCAAACTCTGAACCGTAAACAAATAGTTTACCAGCAGTCATATCAACAGCTCCAAAAACAGCATCTAAATCAGCACCTACATAGGGTACAGCAGTTATATTACCACCACTAACAACAGTTACTAAAGCTTTACAAGTAGTAAAACCATCAGATAAAACAATAGTTTGATTTAATCTTATAGCGTTGTTACCTGGTATAGCTAATACATCAGATCCAGATGTTCTAGTTACACCTTCATAAGCAATGTGTAATCTATTTTGTTCAGACCAAATTACTTGATCAGAAGTCATAGGCATTTCAGCGCCTACCATTCTCAAGAAAGCAGATAAAGTTCTGTTCCCGTATCTTTCTACTTCAGCTTCGTAAAGCTCAGGTAGATATTGTTGTGCCCATTGTCCGTTAGCCAAGTTATTAAAGTCGATATAGTTATCAACCAAAGCTTGTTTTTTCGGCATAGGGACGATTGATGGTGGAAATGCTCCGCCACCTGTAGAATTATCTAAAAATCCCATTTTATTTTAGTTTAAGTTATTTTTTTATTTTATTTATTTTTAACTTAGAACTTGTATCGCCAGAAATAGCTCTTACTTTAAAACCATTTACAAAAACATCGCCTGGAACTTCTGTTCTAGCGTCTTTAGTTATGTTTTTTGATTTAGCAGTAATATCTTTTACAGCATCACTTTTGCCTTGCTCATAAAAATGAGAAGCAATAGTATCGATGTTTCTAGCTCCGTATATAGCTTTGTGGTATGCACCTGGATCGTTAACTGTACCATCTTCATTTAAGAACTTCTTAATAAATGTAGTTAGATCAGATTGCGCCTCAGCAACTTCATTAGCATCTTTAATACCATATCTAAATTTCTTTTCACCAACCTTAAAATCAAAACCTTTGAAATCATTAGTAAAATAATCTTTAGTTGCAGTCTTAAAGCTTTCATGACTTTGCTTTGCTACCTCTTGTTCTTTGTTATATCTATTGAAAAAGTCCATTGCTTTTTGTTGTTCTTGAGTAACGCCCGGTCTCAACTTGATCTCGTCGTAATACTTCTTTTTCGTTTCCTCCAAAAAGTTTTTGGCTTTAGCAATTTCTTCTTTGTAAGCAAGTTTCTTTTTCTTTTGCTCACGTTCCTCAGTTTCTTCAGGATCAAAATAAAATTTATCTTCTAAAGTAAATTCTATTTCTTCTCTGTTTAAATGAGGTTTAGTCTGTTTGTAGTATTCTCTAAGTAAAACATCTTCATCAACATTAGTGTAATCCCTGTTTAATCTAACATAGTCTTCAACTGTGCCACCTGTATCTTTCATAAACTCAACTAGTTTTTCTACGTTTTCTGGTAAATCAACTTTTTCAGCTATTGGTTCAGGTGTTTTTTCAACCGGTTTTTCTTTAGGAGCTTCTTCTTCTGTTATTTCATTTATAACAGTAAACTCTTCTTCTTTAACTGGTTCTTCCTTAGTTTCTACTTTTTCTTCAACCTTTTCTTCTTTTATTTCTTCTACTACTTTTTCTTCTTTTACTTCTTCAGGTTGTTTTTCTTCTTCTTTTTTAGTTAAGTCTACTTTTGTAGTAGGTTCTGCTTTAACTAGTTTTTTAGGTTTCTTTTTAATTTTAAAGTCACCCTGTTCTAAGGTTCCATCAGGAGCCTCTTTTACTTCTTCTTTTTCTTTTGACATAATATAATATAATAATTAATAAAAATTATCTAGGGTCAAATGGATTTCCAATTGCCATAGATTCTGCTTGGTCAGGAGCAGATGCTTCTTTTTCAAACGAGTTTGTTTCAAAGCTTGTTGGTAATAAGTCGTTTTGTCTTTGGTCTATTAGTTGAGATTGTTGAGTACCTTCAATACGTACTCTTTCATCTTTACGATCTTCAATTTCTTTTTCTTTAGCTTTAGCACCTTCAACTTCCATCCGTTTTAATTCTAAATCAAATTTATGTTGTTGATTCATAATCATTATTTTAACTTCAGCTTCTTGTCTGTACTTTTCAACATCAAATTGTACTCTAGCTTGTTCAAACTGTACTTTTTGCTCTGTAAGTATTTGTTGTTTTTGAGTTTCAGCTAATGCTTGTTTCTCAGCTGCTTCAGCTTGTGACTGTGCTTGTTGCTGTATTTGTTGTAGCTTCATAGCTTGCTCTGCAGCTTGCTTTTGCTGTCTACGTTGTTTTAACAGTTGATTAGCTAGAGTTAAATTCTTAACTTCTCTAATATCAATAGCATCTTCTAAATCAATACCACCTGTTTTTAAAGCTATTTGTATATTTTCTTCTAACTTAGCTTTTTCTTCATCGTCTGGCTCAAGATCTAAAAATATACCAAAGTCATAGATGTTTTTGTCCATGAGTTCTGTTAATGTAGCCACGTTAAACTTAGTTATACTAGTTTGTAAAGCTGATCTAGTTAGCGGAAACATTAAAGCGTCACCTATTCTTAGTGATATATTTTCACAATTTTTAAGTGTTAAATATAGACTAGCTTGTAGTATATGTCTAGTTGCTGTATTTGAATTAGCTGCAGCTATTTTTTGTAAACCTACTAAAGAGTTTTTATCAGGGTTACTAGCATCTCTAGCTTCATTAAGACCGGTTACATCCCTAATAAGTTGTAAGTAATACTGGTAAGTTTGTATAAGACTTTGTATTTTAGCTCCGCCATTACCACTTTGCAGTTCTTGTATAGGAACTTTACCTGGATTCATATCACCATCTTGAGTAAATGATCTACCTACAATAGAACCTGTCTGGAAATACATGTTTAAAGCTTCTTGAGGGTTATATGTTGTACCATTACCTAAGTCTACTTCAGCTAAACCATCTACGTCCATATAAACACCATCAGGAACTACTCTAGATAACACTTGCTGCAACTTAAGATGTGTTAATTGAATCATATCAGCAAAACCTGTTATACGATTAACTAACGAATCTATACGTCCCTTATACATTCTAGGAGCACATATATTATAATTCATATTTACTTTAGTTGTGTCAGCAGCTGGTCTAGTCATGTTTTGTGCCATTTCCCACCTAAGCATTTGTGGGTAGCCTAATATTTTTACTCCACTATATAATACTTCTATTGATCTAAATGCTTTACTAAAATTAACTTCTTCAGGTGGATTAAAAGCATCTGTTTTTTCTAATGCTTTTTCTAGTCCGTTTGCAGTTTCTTTTATCTTAAATACTTGGTTAGTAAATGTTTTATATTCAAAATACATTACTTGTATTTTATCATCAAAATACCTACCGTTCCAATCATTTCTATAATTAGAGTTACCTGGATATTTTTCTATTTCTTTTAATTCTTCAGGTGTAAGCATTGGAAATTGCTTTTTAAGCTCTGCCATACTTAACCCTTTAACTTCACCTACGTACCACAAGTCTTCAAAGTTTGGATCTTCAGTATATGAGTAAACTAAGTTAGCTGGATCTACATAACTAACACCAACACCTTCTTGTAAATTAAATTCAGTTTTAGAGCAAGCAATACCTAAAACAGTCAAATCATAATTTAATCTTCTTCTAACTAAATCATATTTGTTGTAATCTAAAACATAGTTAATAGCCTCTTCTTGAGCTATTTCAATTCCTTGTTTATAATTAAGTTGCATATAAACAGACACTTCATCAGGGTTTGTTGGCATATTTGTTTTACCACCACCCGTTGAAACATCTAGACCTAATTGAGCTTTTGCT